TTGGCAATGTTAGCAGCGCGGAGAGTCCAGCGGATGTACTCGCCTTTTGGACCCATCGGCAATGGCGGTTTCTTGGTGAACGAAACTCCCGTGCAGACGCTCATATCGTTTGTAGTGAGGTTCTGAAATTCAAGAGAGATCGCGGCCCACTGACTTGGGTCCATATTGGCAAGTGCTGTTTGATGGGAATTCTGCGCAGCCTTGAGGTATGAGTTCAGCGAAGAAGTTTGCTGACATTCAATCTCAACCATTCCCTGAAACCCAATACTTGCAGAAACCATCACTGCGCCATCAACAGAAATATCATTCTCTGTCCATTCGTGCTCCATCGTGACGGTGACTTTCCCACGGCCAAGAAAAGCTCCAGCGAGAATGAAGGGTCCGGCATACGGGGAATTGATAGCCCCGGTTACGCCCATGCCTGAATATGTCGTTGTTCCGAATGCCATACATCACCTCACTGTTGCACGTTCACTGCGATTAAGAAGCTTTGCTGTGTTCCGGCCAAAACCACGGCCACATAGACCGGCATGGACTTGAATAGCGCCCTATCTGGAGCCGACTGCGTAGAGAATGAAGGAGAAGCCACCCAGTAGCCCGTTGTGAGCGCCGTACCCGGCGTTAACCCTGTACCGGGAGGCGTTGGAATCGTCGCACCATTCCACGTTCCGCCTGCGATAAATCCACGATTGGCCGACCTTGCACAAGCTCCACGCACCGCGTTCAATACGAGCGCCTGACCGGGGTCAGTCTGCGGGATTGAGGGCAGCGCCTGGAGCACATTCAGAATCGAAATCTGGCAATCAGCCGCCAGCATATCCAGGCCTAGAATCGTTGTGAAGCTCAACCCATTCGCGTTCACGCCCTGATAGTAGAACTCATAGCTTGCGGCGTAATCGTTGTAGCTATTTCCATTGTTTCCGAAGCCAAGCCCAGGTGTTCCAGCGAAAGTGTTGATTTGGGTGAACGTGAGCGGAGCGCCTGTGTTCGTGTCCGGCCCGTCATTCACCGGCGTCTGCCCCACAAGCGTTTTTGCCGCCAGCGAGAAGTTGCTGTTGGCAAGGCCGGTATTCAGGCCCATTGCCACGCCCGCAACGGCGCACGCCTGATATGCGTTCAACAGCGCCGATCCGCCTTGAGTCGTGGCATACATCCCATGACCGCGATTGTAGTTCCCAATCTTGAGCGTGGTAAAGATGTTCCCAGGAAGCCCAAACAATGCAGATACGCTAGAGGTCTGATAGATGTTCTGCATCGCAGGCTGGACGCTCTGAGCGTATTCGGTGATAGCGATGTTGTCAGAGTCCGTCGCGGTGAGACAGGTAACAAGATACCAGTTCGGCTGGTTGACGCGGCAGGCAGTAACGGCCTGTAAGGGAGTCTCGCCTATCGCGGTGACGTTGACCTTGAGATTCAGGCCCACACTCGGTAGGACTGCCGTACAAGTCAGTCCATTGGCAACGGTGTAGGCTGTGCCTTGCTTTCCAGGAACGACAGCAACGGTCTGGACTACTCCGCCCGTCTCGGTAAGCACCTTTCCGTATCCGTATGATGCGCCGCCTTGAGCAATAAGGAATTGGTCATTTGCAGCCCATCCAGTTCCGCCGAACCCCGAATCAACCTGAATGGTTTGGATTGCGGACGGGTCTTGGCATCCCACCCAAGCGTACTGCGGAGGAGTCACTGGAGGAGCATCCTGAGAAAAATACTGCTCCATCCCAATATATTCGGGGTCAGTGGGCTGGTAACCCAGTGCTACCATCGCAGATTGCCACTCAGCGCCGGGAATCAAGACGCAACGCGAGTTCGCGCCATAGGAGGGAAGCCGACCGGAATTGCCGACGACAAGCCACTGGTTGAACGCCGGAACTGCTACGCCAGCCGGGGTGACGGAAACCGTCACATCAGCAAGAATCGAAAGAGGAAGAGGCTGTGTCGCCATGTTCTAGCTCCTAAAGTCCAACCATTACATCACTGATTATACCCGCCTCACTTTGGAGCGCAACTTCAACGCTCTGTATGGCCTGTTTAGTCAGTGAATCGGTGACTTGTTCGTTCAATCTCATTGAGAAACCGCTACGCTCCCACCACTGATTCTGGAAGAGTTCCGGCGTGCGCCGCGATGTTCCGACAACGGTTTCAGAGTAAAGATTCGACGCCCCCAGAATATCACGCACGAAATCTTGGAAAATGCAGTCTTTTACCTGTCTGGAATGGTCAAAGCTGTTCGGCCCATAGAAGATTAAGTCTATCTGCCAGACGCGGGTATAGATCGTATTCTCCGGGAAAGTCCGTCCAAACTCTACAATGGGCTGGACCTCATGGGCTGTGTTGTAATCGTCCGGCGTCTCGATTGCCCGGATGAACGCCACGTCCTGTGTAATGGCCCAAGCGGGCTGTCCAGGCGTAGGCCAGTCTATTCGTACCTGCGAGTACGCCGAAGCGTCTGTAGGGCCACTGGGCGCAATGCCGATGCACTGTAGGACGATATTCTGCCAGATAATAGCCATTTGCTGCGCGGTAAGGCCCGTGCTGGTCATCGTACCGACATTCGGGACCGGGTAGCTACTCACCGCTTAACCTCGCTGCGAAACTTTTGAAAAATCCGAAATCTAGCCACGGCAACACCGCTACAACGCGGTACTCTTGACCGCGCCATGTGATCGTGTCGCCGATGCCTGACGTGCTGCCCTCAACCCGCGTCCGATACATGGGCTTCTCAGAGATGAAGGTAATCATCCCCGTCACCCGGTCGCCTTCGGCAATCTGCAATAAATCTTGATTTGAAGCTGGTTGAATGATTCCATAGAAGGGAATCGGTGCCGTTGTAAACACATATCCGCCCTGCTGAAATGTTCCCGTCGAACGATTGACGATGTAATCCTGCGCGAAGGCCGGAGAGTTAGCTACGCGAGTGAGTGAGATAGTCGGCATTAGACTACCTCCAAGACTTCGGCCAGTTCCTCACCCGCATCTTCTACTACCTCCTCGGCCCGTGTCCCAAATGAAATCTCATCGCCCGGATCAAGCTCTGCGCCATTCCCCGTATGAACCGCGCCGCCCGCTTCCACGATGTGCGTGATTGCCCTTCGCATCTGTCCTGTATCCACACCAGGCGTCTCGCTCCCTTTGGCCCGAATCGTAGAAGGCGCATTTGGCTCCCATCCGTTTCGAGGATCGGTAAACCACCGCTTCGATGCTGACTCTGCAATCGTACCGGCGCGGTCTAAATGGTCCATCATGCCTTTCTCATCACCGTCGAGAGCTGCCGTCGCCGCCGCTGCCATTTCCTTCGCAATCAGGTCTTTAGTTGGTTCGGCCTCAATTGCCGCCTCAATCACAACTCGCCCCGGCGTACCGCGCAACGGACTTCCATTCGTGAAAAGGAAAAGCAACTCTGCGTTGTTAATATCGCCCTTCTTGCGCGGCGCATTACCCTCTGGAATTCCCACCAGCGCATCAGCCCCATTCAAAGCATCGATACCGCGCATGATGCCATCCATGCCGGGGCCGCTTGAACTGTAGCTAATGTCGAATCCCATGACCTATCCTTTTACGTAGATTGGTCCCGAACCTACTAGCCGCGCCATAGTTGCGAGGGTAACGCCGTACTGAGTAAGTGTCCACGTTCCCCAATTCTCCAACTTCGTGAGCGCCTGCAACCCTTGGCTTACACCATCCGCACTCTGCGAAACAGTGATCCCCGCCTGAAGGCTGTTCGCTACAATCTGGTTTGGCGTGGTCTGCGGATTCCCCTCGGTCTGCTCCCATAGCGTCAGATAATGCGCGATATAGAGCGCCATTGCCAGCGGCCATTGCTCACGCCAGCGCGACTGCATCATAGAGGCGTAAGCAAGATTCAAGTAAAGCTGAATGACCGCCAAAGAAATAGGCGGAACTTCGTAAACCTGCATCGAAATTTCGCCTGCTTGCGTAGGAATACTCGACAAGGTAACTGAGTTGGTTCCAACCGACAGAATGACACTTGACGGAAGAATTGTTGACGCGGTAACAAGCTGCCCCGGCAATGCAGCAGCGGTAGAATTCACGCTTGTAATGATTCCTGTGGTGCCGTCCGAAATGCCTGTTACGAGCGTGGGATCGCCGAAGAACTTAGGATAGAGCGCAAGTAAATTATTCACATAATAAGGCGGGTTACCTCCTTGAGGTAATCCAGAGGCCAGACCGAGATACGTTCCGCAAAGACAGCCATCGTATCCATTAATTCCCCAATCCCCATCCCCGTTATATCCGAAACCGCCATAGATTACCTGATAGAACAGTTCGATTCCTTGGGTTGGGAAACAGGGCATTGTGACTCCTAAAAAA